TTCGCTTTCTCAATTCACTAATATCAATGCTAATTTCATTCATTCTTTTTCTCCATGTTGTAGGTCATGATTATACATTGCAATGATTGCATAGTGAATAATCTTCATAAGGTCTTTGCGATTGTATCCATCTTTCTTACCATATCGTTGAGCATACTTCATCACATTACCCAAGCAGAATCCTTCACCATGACCACCGTCAATAATGAATTCTGTTGCTTGATATTTGTTTGTGGAATAATGCTCACCATAAGTACCATCAATATAATCTTGCAGTTGGCGAAGGATTTCACCTTCATTATATTTATACTCTATCATTCAGTTCTTTCCAATTCGTAATCAATTTCATTCAAATATTTTTTTTGTATTGAATTTCATTACCAGAAACAAACGCAAAAACATCTGCTTTCGACATTCTATCTTTTTCTGTTATTTTTTCATTCCAAGGTTTTACTTGTATGTTTAATTGCTTACCATTTTTTAATATACACTCAATATCAACCTTATCAAACATATCTCTTTTCGAACCTAAACCACCTGTTCTTTTAACGGAAGCAATGCTGTTATTATTCTTCAAATCTCTGACTACAATATCTTCAGTTTCTTCACCCTGTTTCCATGTCCCATTAACAATATTTGACAATTCTTTAAACAAATAGCTATTAGTATCTTTGATATCAGGGTCATTAGATACACGGTTAAATAACATTTCCATATCTAAACTTGATATACCATAATAATCTAATAAAAATTTAACACATTTTCTATTAGTTGTCAATAGAGAATATGTCTTGCTACCTAGATTTTCATTAGACAGATCAATGAAAAATCTTTTGTATTGTTCTCCATACTCTGTATATTCAATCGCTTCTTTGATGTCATTTAAAGTAATCATATTTTCTCAAATATTCTTCTGCATTATCCATCTCTGAAAGGTGTAACCAAAACACATTCCAATCTCTAGCTATATCAATAATTCTCGTTCTGTTTTTTAAATTAATATTTTTATTCTGTATTAATGTATCAAATAGTTTTGACACACCAGAATCGATTTGTAAATTTAAATGTTTCTTAACTTTACCTATTTTCTCAAATTCTGGAAACGCATTTCTAACATGGTGTTTCTGGAATGGGTTGTTGACTTCTTCCCAATCCATACTGTAGAAAAAATCTTTCACTTCAGTTGAAAGATACGGCGTGATAAAGATTTTATTTTCTAAGTCCGATATTTTTTTAAGCCAAATATAATTAGCGCATTTATCAGGTGCAAAATATTTGTCTCTAAATTCGTCAAACTTTTCTTTTGTATGTTTATAATGAATCATTGCTGTTTTACTGAGCCCATAATAGCCGTCGGCTGCCCAACCACTGAGTACATAATTTTCTTGTATCTTTGGATATACATGAATAAATGGATAACTACACTCATATGAACTTTTCTTTGAACAGCCAAGACGAGTAAGATGATGAAAGTCTGCCTCAATGTTTTTGGTGGGAATGACAACACCAGTAAATTCCCAATCAAAAGTTTCACTAATTTCTTTTGCTTTCAAAAAATCATATGATTCGTGTATGTCTAATCTAAAACTGTATGCATGAATTTTTTTACCAAGACGTTGTGCGGCAAAACCTACAGATATAGAGTCAACACCACCGGACAGTAAAAGAGCAACTTTACTGTCCGGGGCATTGTTTTTCACATGATCTACAAGAAGTTGATCGATAGAAAAAAATTTATGCAGCATTTTTTAGGGAATCCACATAATCTTCAAACGTATACTTGTTGGACTTCTTGTTGTTGTCAGTTGCACATAGAATACGTAAGTTACTCGGCTCTGTTACGCCACCTGCTTCGACACCCCAAGAACGTGGAATATCGTGGTCGCCTTGAGCATCTTTCTGTTCAATAGGAGCCCCACACGCTTCACAACACTTACCAACTTCAACGTAACGCTCAAAAATATCTTCCGGACGGAACGATACACGCTTGTCTACACGCATGATACCAAAGTCTTCATAGCGGTCTGCAAACTCATCCATCATCCACTTGATAGTCCAGTTAGTCTTTTTAACTACGTTGAACTGACCAAGATACTTACCAAAAGCTTTCGCCTTCGTATCTTCACCAGCACCGACCCAATCTGCAATCGTTGCTTTATCACTATAGATTGTCTCTAGTATATCAACAAACGAATTTGCAAACTTCTCGTAGTTAACGATAACCATATCTTGCTGTAAGGGAAACAGCTCGGATTCAATCTTCAATAAGAAACGAGTCAATGCTGTGAACGTAGTCTTATCACGCTTTGATTGAGCAAGCTTTAAGCCAGTTGGATACACATCGAAGATTTTTGCAATTGTATCCAACAATTTGTTAGTGTCTTTTACGATAGCATTGAAATCGTTCTCTTTCACGTACAAACGACCGCGGTCTTGAATAGAGCCGTCTTCGAATAGCTTGTCCATCTTTTCATCGTCAATTGAGATTGATGGATCTTTACATTCAATCATCAACATCAAACGTGTTAAAGTCTCATCATAAGCAAGACGACCAAGTGAATACCCGATCAAATTATTTTCAAACAAACGATGCGGTGTATTGTTTTCTTCTTCAACAACACGACAAGTGTTACGAACATACTCTGAAACAACGTTTTCGTCAAGAGTATTGCGTTGCTCTTGTGAATTGTGGTTTGAACCTTTGTTGCGATTCTGCGTCTCACGTGCATCTTGATTTGGTGTGGAGTTGTGATATACAGTAAAAGTTAACTCTTCATTCAAAAAGTTTTCCCAAGCTTCTGGGTGAGTTTCACGAATATCTTTTGCACTCATGCTATGTAAAGTTGTCTCTTTACCAAAATTATTTGTGAAGAATGCTTTCTTTGAAAGAATAAACTTATCTTCAACAAACTCTTCAAATGAACGAGTGCGGTGACCCCCGTCTGTAACACGAATCTCAACTACACCATCGTCTTTGTAGTAGACTGACACACACAAGTTAGGTAAGTCATCGCCCATAAACAAAGTCCCAATGATGCCTTGTTTCTTTTCAAGCTTGTTCACATCTGGACGGTTTGTTTTGATAGACTTCACAACATAACCGGCTCGCATAATAGCAAGATATTCACGTAAAGTGATGATGATTTTTTCTTTTAGGCGAATGCCGTTATCATACTTGAACTGATTTTTCGGCGATATTTCTAAGAAACGTGACAACACTTCATCAGTGTCAACATCTTTTATCTCATAGGAATTCATGATATAATTTCTTTCATTTCATTTGTGAATAACATCCACTGTTCATTTTTATAATATAACAGACATCGATGATATTGTCAAGTGTTTTTTTATTTAATTGCGATTGCTCCAAGAAAATTATAATTACGCCAGCACTGCTCTACAGTTTTAAATCCTGCAGAGTATATCATTTCTTCAATCTCATTCCAGGTATTAGGCTTTAGCATATGGCGAAGTGTTTGTTCTTTAGACATAATATCATCATATTTAAATTTTTGACGTTTATAATCGTAATAATTAAATGTCATCATATCTTGCATACGACTATTTTCAGAATCGATTTTCTCAGAGAATATAAACCCACCGCCATCATTTAGACCATCGTATATTTTTTGAATTACATTACCACGATCTTTTTTAGGCATGAATTGTAATGTAAACAGAGAAGTAACAAGAGAACAATTTTCAAACTCGTAGTTGCGAATATCATCAAATACAAATTCAGCATTCTCACCGATTTCTTTTTTTCTTTCTTTTAAATTTTTTATGAAACCTTCAGCAATTTCAACTCCAACGTATTGTGCAGTTGGAGCGATTTCATTATTATATTCCATGAGTGCTTTTGTGAGTTTACCAGTCGAACAACCGATGTCAACTACATTGGTATCATTCTCAACAAAGTAACGAGAGAACGCAATCACATCACTTAATAGATCACCGTAACCACGAATGGACCAGTTGATATGTTCGTCAAACCCTTCTTGCCTATGTGCAAAAGTAAAGTCAGCCATTTAAATAACCTCATTATATGGTTTAATCACATTTTCATAAATCGAACTCGCAACCGCTGCCATCATCTTTGGTGCTACCATGCGACCAATACGCTCGGCTTGCTTATCGAAATCCCCTGTCAATATATAGTCTTCTGGTAGTGACATAATTATTTTTAATTCCTTGATGGTAAACTTACGGTCATCATTATAATGAAACACACCAGATACACTTTTTTGTTGTCCTTGTTGAGTTAGTGTTGGACATGGTAACTGTGGTGCTGGTCGTATCATATTGAAACACGAACCTTTTGGATTCCAAGACTTATGTTCTTTGTCTGAAGGCTTGCTATGTTTTGTTGGATTCATAGGTAATCTACAAATAAATTTTTTCTGAAATCCTGATTGTACATAATCACGCAACATTTGAACTTCTTCTGGATCATTCTCAACATTGTCTATTGCTTCTTTTAGACTGACAAATTTAGAGTTTTCATCAGGAAAAATACTATTGAGATTGAGAAAGTTCAGACCAATTTTTTCACACACATCATTACGGACACATATAAAGATAACACGTTCTCTTGCTTGCGGGACACCATAATGTGCTGCATTCAATACTTTGTATGTAACTTCATATCCAATCTTTTCAAAAGATAATAATATTTCAGTGAGTTTTTTCTTTGCTTCACCAAATGTAATACCCTTGACATTTTCAGCAACAATAACTTTTGGTTGAATGTCTTTTGCTATACGAACATATTCAAAAAATAAATCTTCAATATCTTCAACTATCTTATTGTCGGAATATTGTTTGATGCCAGTCTTCTCGACTAACTCACCCTCTGTTACTAACTCACCTTCATCATTAAAGTATGTCAATCTGTTATCAGATACATAACCTTTCCAACCTTTCTCTCTTTTACCAGCGATTGAAAAGGCAGAACAAGGAGGGCTACCATCAAGAATGTCAAGTTCTCCTGGCTTGAGATTAACCATTTTGAGAAAGTCTTCTCCAGAGTATTTTTTAATATCGTCAACAAGAACAGGAGTATCTGGATAGTTTGCTGTATATGATTCAATTGCTGCTTCAACAAATTCGTTGATAAGAAGTATATTACCACCAGCAAGTCGATAACCAGTGCTACTACCACCAGCACCAGCAAAAGTTGATATAACAGTAAATAATTTTTGTGATGATGCTTTCTTCACATCATTTAAAGTATACGATTCGTATTTCATTTAATTTAAAAACTTTCTTTGAAGCAATCATATTGTTTTGAGAACCAATCTTGAACTTCTTCCCAAAAATTAGGGCGATCATCGCTGCCATCGTTGAACTCTTCAGATACTTCATCATACGGAAGCATACCCAAAATATCTTCGTAGTACTCTTCGTCAAGATGTTCTTCGTAATCTGTATCTTTACCCAGACCATATACGCCAATAAAGTTAGGCATCTCGTCTTCGTAAGTTACCCAAACTACAGCATCTGGTGAATTAAGTTCAACTAACTTTTCATGAAGTTTATCATAGAATTGAACAGGAGGCGACCAAGCAGAAGTGCATGAGATATTAGCAGAATCAATATCATCAAATGTCAACCACTTTGCACCGACATTATCGATGTGCCAACCACGAGTCTCATCATAGTCTGAATAAAGTTCTTGAAGAAGAGTTTCCTCATTCATATTTTCTAGGAAGTTTTCTGCTTCTTCAGACAAGTTCTCAAAAGTAATATAAGAAGTTACATGATTAGCCATTATATAAAACTTTCTAAAGTAGAAATAGGTTGTAGTTCTTTATCAACATAAACACCTTTTTCACGTCGTCGTTGAATCTTACCGGCAAGCAGTCGGCGGGCATCATCACAACTAATACAATCACGAAGCGGATCACCATTCTTACGATGATAGAACTCGGATTCTGGAAGACTACGCTTGCACGTCTTACATTGACATCTGCGTATATCTTTTCCGTATAACGTGTTAATTAATCCTGATTTTACATATCGATACGCAACACCATTATTTCCACGTTTTATATTAGCCATTATATAATACCTTCTTCAAGTCAGGAGCCCAATAGTTTGGACCTTTCAATACTTTACCATCTTCACGGTAGATAGGTTTACCATCTTCGCCAAGTTTGCTCATGTTACTATTATGCACCTCTTCAAAGCATTTGTCAAGATCAATTCCAAAAGAATGTCCAGCGCCATATACAACATAGAGAAGGTCAGTTAACGCATCTGCAATCTCTACAATATCTCGCTTATCTAAACCTTCACGAAGTTCTTCAAGTTCTTCTCGAATCAATTCGTATCGGAGTTCTGACACGGATGTCCACTGCGGTTCAGTTTCTACATCTTGACCGAACGCATTCATGAAGTCTGCAACTTTATTGAAATTTGTCATTTCCACCTTCTCAATTTATAAGCATAATATACGGGGAGATATTTAACGACTACGGCGT